TGACAAAAATTAAAAAAGGCGCGCTAGAACAATGGAAGAAGTTCGCTTCTGAATCTGAAAAAGGTATACCGGACGTTGTTAAGACTTTTGTTCAATGGCCGCCGGCCCGCAAAGGCGTAGATAAATGGGAAAAAGATTCAAATTATGGCCCTGCTGCAATTAAGGCGATGATTAAGTTGTATATTATTGATCAAGCACTTAAAATGGTTTTGGTTACAGGCACCTTCAAAATTAGTGATATTATTTCTGAAGATATTATGCAATCGTTTTTTGCCAACGTGATTAGTTCGAACGAATACATGTTTGACACCATTGTGAAAGAATATGGAAACAGCACAATTACTATAAATGAAATGGTCTCGGAATTAGCTTTTGAATTGAATGGTGTTTTGTCTGGGGTTTTTGACACTTCTCAAGCTTCTGATGCGACAAACGATTTGACAATTATGATTGCTGGTCCTAAAGTTTACAGTGTACCAAGAACATCTCAGTTTTGCAAGAAGAGGAATGTCGATCATCATCCAATTATGGGCGACGATCCCACGGCTCCACTTTGGCCAGGAGAAGGTATTTTGGTCCATCACGCCGGCGAGGACATAGTGCACAAATATTATCAACATCTTTATACTGAGCCTAGACTATATGATCGTGCTAATGAATTAGGTTCAATGAAACAAAATAGATCTGGCTTTATTTTGGAAAAATATATTCGAATAAAATTTAATGAATATGAAAAACTCACAGAAAAATTAACGGATATATTGAAGGTGGAGGGAAACGAGCAAAAACAAAAAAATATAGAGAGTTTTATTGCTAAGCTAAAAAAATTCCCATTAGAGTATAAAGGAAGACCCGGCCAAACAGACGCCTATCTCAGCCCGGGCGAATTTACAGAGGTATATGAAGATCTTTTTGAAGTCAACCAAGATACTAAACGCCCTTTGTTTGAAGACCCTTCTGTTTTTGATTGGCAACAATCACTTAATCCGGTAAAATTTAAAAAAGCTTTAGTAGAAAAAGCTCGCGAAGGCGTCGCGCTAGGCGGCGCCGAAGGTGCCAAAATTTTAAGAGCGGTAGAAGTCCAAAGACAGATAGCACTTATGGAAACAATGAATTGCTTAAAAAAATCCCATGGCAATGAAGATGCGCGAGGCTATTCTAGCCGCTGGGACCACTCTAGGGGCAACGCTGGAATAATGTGGCATACAGTTTATGATGTGTATGAAGTCCATAAAACTGAAGATGCAAGAGCTTATATAGACAAAAGCCTAAACAGAAGAATTAACAAAGATTATATTGTACCACCATGGAAATCGGATAGGCCAAAAGGTAGAAAAGTTGATGACGCCTTACCGGAGTTTGTAACTAGATGGTATGGTAGAAATAATGTAGCCAACTACGCCGGCACCGGTTACCGCCCGGCGAGGCACCCGTTGAAGGATTGGTCCGGGACAATCATCGGGCAAGGCGCATTCTCGCTGAAGGCACCCGACCCGCTTTATGAAGAATTTGCTGAAGATTGGATTCCGGAAAAAGACTTGATTAGAATTGCATTTAGATATTATACGAGATATACATATAATAATATGATGACCCGAATGGTACCTACCACAGCACAAATGAATACAGAGGGGGGCATGAAAGCCTATAAACTTCATATCATGAAAATGATAACGCAATTTCCCAATATTGATTATAGTTCGTTTTATATAGATCCTTATGAGCTATCTACCAACGACTGGAATGCGCATATGATGCACCGAAAACCGGGAACCGACGAATCTGGCTATGCAATAGTGATAGATTGGTCCACCGACACGCCGAAAACTTTATGGCATGATGAAAAAGATACCGCATTCGGCGCAGATGCATGGCCTCGAATCACTTATTATGGAGGCCTGATCTCCGAAGGGGGTCAAACATTATTCACAGAACAAGAATTAAGAGATATGGTTCCTGAAGGACAAGTGTATGGCCTCTTTCATACAAAAGCTGATATTATTGGCCCAAGGGGCGGGTATGTGTCTCGCGAAATAGAGAGTGAGCCTAAAGTTCCCGGGAAAAAACACGATAACGAATCCGATCTTTATTTCTATGAAAGCGAAGCCGACCACGACTCGTGGCAATGGGGCGGTTTCGATGCAACTGGGCTTCCTGTTAATAATATCGCGTCAGGGGAACGCCCCACTGGAAGATTCAATAATAGATTTTTAGGTACACTTTTGGGAAGTTTTGATTATGTAGCAGGCCCATATTGGAAGGAGATCAAACATATAGTTGGCGGTGTGCTGGGCGGCTGGGGATCAGTCGGGGGAGAGACGGTCTTTCAAGAGGTGGACGCGTCACAAGGCGAAGGTGATCACCATAATGATATTCATGGTCTATTTTTTGGCACCGATCTTTTTCATGCCCTGAATTATTACAAAAATGGCTCCCCTGTCATTAAACAAATACCAGCGGATCAAGAAGGTGTCTTCGATCCGAATACATTAGGGGGGTTGAGCCCCTTGGAGCTTCTTGTCCCACCGGAGCATAAAGTGAGCGCCCCTGCGGTTTTAGAGGAGTGGGCTCAAGATCTTGTGGAGGTTCCAATACAAGAATATGCAGAAGAACTCAAATATGGACTCCGACTCTCATATGTCTTTTCAAACCATTCAGAGAATCATCGTCTAGACAAGATAAAAAAAGAGATTAAATTCTATGCCCAACCGGCCTTGGCTTCCGCGCGCCACGAAGATCAAGGTACCCTCCTTGAATATGATAAAACAAGTGGGGATGTTGTTGAAGATTCGGAAGTAATAATAAACCTTCCAGCTCACACCTCTCAGCTTAAAAGAATAAAAGAGATGAAAGCATTTTACATGAAAGAAGTTCCGGTAGATTTTGGACTTGAGGTTTTCGCGCCAGAGGGTACAAGTATGGCCCTATCCGAAGAAATTTCAGAACAATATGAAATATTTTCTATTCCTGTATTTGAGATCGAGCAACCAGCAGAGGGAACAGTATCAGATATTAATTACACAACAATACCAGGCGCCGGCGGAACTGTTCAAAAACAGCTTTGGGCACAGATGAAACAAAACGACAATTTTAAAGTATTGTTTGAATACGTCTTCCCACTGAAGCGAATGTTGGGAATGATTGGAATTTATAATATTTTTAACTATAGCAAAAATATTCCAGACTTTGAGAATCCATTTCATAAAACTTCTTCTATTCTTTCGCAACTTATGAGTGTAGCAGATAAGGGGCATCTAGATATGGAGGAACTCCTCGCCCAAAACAAAACGCGCGCTATCATCATGAATATGTTGTCCGAAAATGACCTCGCTGACGAAAAACTGGCCGCCACCATGGCCGCCCTCAAAGCGGCGCAGGAGGAAAAAGCTGAGCAGGCAAAAGACGCCATTGCTGGCGTCATGGAGACAGTAGAAAATTCGATGGCGATATTTGGGATTAGTGACGACGACTCCGATGATTCCTGAGCCGGATCAGGAGATTCTGGCGGAGGATCTGGTGGATCTGGAGGAAAGTCTGGAGGCAGCGGCGGCGATTATCCGGCCTGACCTCTAATTAGTATATTATAATTTGGAGAATTAAAAAATGGCTGAATTCGCGGGAATATCACCGTATATACCACTAACCATAGGGACGTTTGGGTATAAACTTAATAAAACCTATGCAGACGCAGTAAAACAAAATTTTAGAAACTTGATATTGACAGTCCGTGGAGAAAGAATGATGGATCCAGATTTTGGTGTCGGTTTGTATAGTTTTTTGTTTGAACAAGATGACGACGCTCTGCGTTCCTCGGTAGAGTCGGAAATCTTGAAACAAACAGAGCGCTATATGCCTTTTTTAGAAATTCATGACATTTATTTTTCACCACCAGGCCTTAATCAATATGAAGTCGACGGAAATAGTTTTTACATGTCCATAACATATTCCGTTTTGCCTCTAAATTTACAAGATCAACTAGATATATCTTTAGAAGAGGACTAATTATTCAAAAGAGGATAGTTGGTTATGTCAAAAAAACTTACGTCGATAAAATACACCAGTAGGGATTATCAATCAATTAAAGATGATTTAGTTGAATATGCAAAAAGATATTATCCGGAAACTTTTAAAGATTTTAATGATGCATCCTTCGGAGCATTAATGCTTGACACTGTAGCTTATATTGGCGACATTCTATCATTTTACTTGGACTATCAAGCAAACGAAACATTTATTGACACAGCTTATGAGTTTGATAATGTTGTGCGACTGGGAAAGATGATGGGTTATAAATTCCGTTCAGGGTACGCTTCACAAGGTATAGTTGATCTATATGTGCTGGTACCCTCGAACACCAACGGCACTGGCCCTGATTCAGATTACATGCCTATTTTGAAAAAAGGAACGGAATTTGTTGGAAGCAACGGTTCAATATTTACTTTGACCAAAAATGTTGATTTTTCTCTTTCGGAACATCAAGTTGTGGTTGCGAAAGCGAATTCTGAAACGGGTGCCCCAACAGAATTTGCAATAAGAGCATCCGGCCAGGTGATTTCTGGCAAAGCATATCAAGAACTTATCACTGTTAATGATTTTCAAAAGTTTCTCAGACTGGAACTTAGTTCGCCAAGTATAACAGACGTAATTTCTGTATATGATGCAGAAGGACATGCGTATTATGAAGTCGAGTATCTTTCTCAAAATGTATTATACAGCCCGGTACCAAATAGAGGCACAGATAATAATATAGCTTCCGCAATAATGAAACCTGTTTTTGTACCCAGAAGATTTGTGGTAGAACATGAACAGAATAGAACATTCTTACAATTTGGTTATGGTTCAGATTCTGAATTGTATTCAGAGTCAGTTGCAGACCCTAGCAAAGTTATTTTACAGTTGCACGGAAAAGATTACATATCAGACAAGTCTTTTGATCCAGCGAACCTGATTGCAACTGATAAATTTGGAATAGCTCCTTCAAACACAACTTTGACTGTGGTGTATAGAAAAAATACTGCCGCTGATGCATTCGCCGGCGCCGGGTCGGTCACTCAGGTAATCAAGGCCTTGTTTGATTTTGAAGACGCCCTGGACTTAGATATAGCAAAACAACGAGCGGTTATAGAGAGTCTTGATGTTAATAATGAGGAACAAATTATCGGAAGCCCTCCCGACTTATCGTTGCCCGAACTCAAACAAAGAATTAAAGATAATTATGCATCACAAAATAGAGCCGTCACAAAACAAGATTATAAAAGTTTAATTTATAATATGCCTTCTGAGTTTGGAGCCATAAAAAGATGCAACGTTATGCAAGATCATGATTCGTTTAAGCGAAATTTGAATATATATGTGGTTTCACAAGATGCAGATGGCAACTTTCTAAAATCCGGCGAAAAAAATGGAGTTTTGAAACAAAATTTAAAAATGTGGCTTAATAGGTATAAAATGATTAATGATACGATTGATATCTTAGACGCCAAGATTGTTAATATTGGGCTTGAATTTAAATTATTGGTTGCAGCTGCAGCAAACAAATTTGATGTTTTGGAAAGAGCATCGGCTAGGTTACGATCTTTCTATGGAGAAAAACTTGATATTGGAGAACCCATGTATGTAACAGACGCATATAAAGTATTAAATGGCACAAGGGGTGCCGTAGATGCTCTGGATGTAAGATTCGTCAATTTTACAGGAGGGGATTACTCTGATGTTTCTATAAATATTAAGAGACATTTATCTGCAGATGGGACAACTTTGCAAGTCCCCGAAGATCATATTTTAGAAATTAAGTATCCTCTGAAAGACATTAGAGGGGCAATTAAATAAATGGCTATAAAAAGATTTTTTGCGGATCAAGATACAACTATTACAAATGCATACAAGCCAGGCTTATCTGAGAACAGTAGAGCAACTGGCTCCAATATGGGAAAAGCGGATGCCTTAGAGACGTTTTCAATTTATGGCCAGGGCGCGCCCGGACAATATACCGATGCATCGTCAGGTTCGGCAGAGCTTTCTAGAATATTAATAAAGTTTCCTGTATCTGAAATTTCTGCCTCGAGAAATTCAGGTTCTCTTCCTGTAAGTGGTTCGGTTAATTTTTATATGAGAATGTTCAACGCCCGCCACCCTTTTACATTGCCTGAAGATTTCAAATTGGTAGTGGCCCCTATTTCACAATCATGGGAAGAGGGTATAGGCCTTGATATGGATGAATATTCTGATGAGACAAGGGGCGGCACTGGAGCCAATTGGGTTAACGCGTCCGCCAGCTATTCCTGGGCGACGAAGGGTGGAAAATTTCACGCGAGTCCAATTAATACTGTTTCCTTTGCTGAAGGCGCCGAAGATTTAGAAACAGATATAACCACCTTGGTGGAACAATGGTTGCAAGGCGGTCCGCAACATGCAGTCGGCGGAAAGGAAAATTTTGGAGTCGGTGTATACTTCACTAGTAGTCAAGAATCTTATTTTTCTAGTTCGACAGGGGCAACAACCGGCTCCATTCTTCACAATACCGATGGCGCGCAAAGATCTTATTATACTAAAAAATTCTTTGCTAGTGGTTCAGAGTTTTTCTTTAAGAGGCCGCATATTGAAGCTCGTTGGGATTCGTCGACAAAAGATGACAGGGGCAATTTTTATTCAAGCAGCTCATTAATGGGCGTTTTAGATAATTTAAATACAATATATTTATACAATTATATCAGAGGTCAACTTAAAGATCTTCCAGATATCGGAAAATATGATCCAGTCTATGTTGGTTTGTATACCTCTGCTTCCGGAGGGGATCAATTTACAACGGCTTCCGTATATAACTTGGTTGGAAGCGGAAGTGGTCTTCAAAGAAATCTCGGAAATGAAAATCTTATAACAGGCGGCTGGATCGCTTCCGGAACATACTCAGCTTCTTTTGCCCTCAAAACTACAGCGAGCGTAGTTTATGATCGGTGGTATAGTGGCTCTGCGGGTACAGCTTTGGGTAGTTTGACTGTCTATCACACAGGGGCGTTCGATCCAATACAAACTAGTGCGTCAATTATAAATCCAACGCCAGAATATGTTACTAAAATAACAAACTTGAAACCGTCTTACAATCGCAAAGAAGAGCCAAAGCTTAGGCTTTTCATTCGCGAAAAGAATTGGAATCCAAACCTATATGTTAAGGCAACAACTCAGGTAGACACAAAGATTATCGAAGATGCTTATTATAAGATTTTTAGAGAAGTAGATAATTTAGATGTTGTACAATATGGTACGGGTTCCGACAATTTAAACTATACTAGATTATCATTTGATGTTTCTGGGAATTATTTTGATTTTGACATGTCTATGTTAGAGAATGGATATTCGTATGGTTTTAGATTTTCATACTATGTGAATGGTCAGTATCACGAACAGCCGAATATATTTAAATTTAGAGTTGAATAAACATGAGTACTAAAGATTATTTTAAAAATAATTCCTATCTATCGATGAGTTCGATGGATAAAATTGGGAAAAAAGTAGAGTCTGGCGACTTTATGGAAGCTCAACATGTAAAAAGACAAAGATTTTTACCAAATGTCGATTTTTCAACAGCTAGTAATTTTGTAAGATTCGGTTCGGCTGAAGAATATTATGAACAATCTATAAAGAGAGTGTGGAAGACTTACCCATACGATGGCTCTCGTTATGAGAAGACAGCATGGGTGAATAGTTCATCTTATTTGGACTTGTTTCTTTTTGAAAACGAATACCCACGTACAACTGGGTACATAAATTTAGGCACAGTCGCGGAAGGCGGCGGATCCACAGGTTGGGGCACCAAAGTTACGATGTCGAACACTTATGGCCATGCCGACGACACCAGCGCCGGCTCGGCAGCTCGTGCCGTTATGCACAATTATGGCTATGGTGCTCCCGCATCTGCTTCATATGAATATATTTTTATTAAAGGTGGTCCAAACCCTGATGTAAGTGGTAATTTTAAAACTGGAGAGCCAAATGTCTACAAATTATCAAAAAATCGCGAATCTAATCTTAAAATAGGCGGAAGTGACGGCAATACGGTGGAATTTTGGATGAAAAAGGCAGATTTCGATGCCGCCAAAACTGAAAAAGAAGTTATTTTAGATGTATACACGACAGCATCGATTTCTTCAAGCGCCGATTATGGAAGACTGACAATTGAAATGTCTGGCCATGGCGGAGCAACAACCAGTGATTCTCCTTTTTATGTTACCTATATGTCAGGAACAACTGGTATTGCATCGGCGTCAATTGGTTCTGGAGTAACAACATCAACTGTTGCTGATAACGCATGGCATCATTATGCTTTTGTGTTTGAGAATAGAGGAACTAAAATTCAAGCCACCTTATATGTCGACGGAGAGCAAAATCATCAAATTCAGAGCGGCAGTACTGTTGGATATGTCAGTGGCAATTTGATAGCGAACTTAGGCGCCCTTGCAGCTGCTCCGTCAGCGTCACAGGGGGCCCTTCTTAAAGAAGTTGGAATTTTAAATACAAAAGCTAATTCTCATATGTTTGGCTGGGGAAAACTTTCGGCCTCACTCGATGAATTTAGATATTGGAAAGAGGCAAGAGATGCGGAACAAATAGGTAAAAATTATTTTACGCAAGTTTACGGAGGTGCTAACACCGATGATGCCAATACGCAACTGGGAGTTTATTACAAATTTAACGAAGGGGTAACAACAACATCCAGTATCGATAATAGGGCTCTAGATTACTCTGGAAGGGTTTCTAATGGTGCATGGACAGGATATTCAGGAAGTACTGCCCCATCGCGAAACACTGGTTCTGCAATTGTATCTGCAAGTGTAGCGTCAAGCGAATTTAGAGATCCGATTATTTATTCTCACCATCCAGACGTTAGTGATCTTTGGCATTCTAAAAGCCGTGACGGAAGATGGTTTGATGGGCAAAATCCTTCTTCTATGTACCACACTATGCCGGAGTGGATTAGATCAAGTGATTTTGATTACGCGCAACACTTATTAAAGTTAACTCAAATTATGTCGAGCTATTTTGACACTCTCGCGTTACAGATAAAATCTCTCCCTGAAATTGGACATCCGGTTTATCAAAATATCACAAGTAGCCTCAAAGCTCCCCCATGGGCAGCTAATATGTTATCTTCAGTCGGGTTTGTAGCGCCAGAAATATTTGCAGACGCATCGGTTGTTGAACAATTTTCTTTACAAAATGATGAAAGACTATTCTCCGAAGACATAAATGATGTTAAAAACCTTATTTATCAAAATATATATAATAATTTAAACTACATTTACAAATCAAAAGGTACAGAAAAAGCATTCAGAAACTTAATTAGATGTTTTGGCGTTGATGATGATTTGATTAAATTAAATATTTATGCGAACAATGTAACATATGAAATAAAAGACAACTATAGAAACTCATCCAAAGCAAAGAAGTATGCCAATTTCTTTAATGCTAGTCACGCCGGCGCCACAGTTTATCAAATGAGTTCTAGCACAGTTGGGAATTCTGTTTCCTTTATATCTGGAGCCGGCCAAAATCAAATATTGAGCGGTACTGCGCATACGTTTCAAGCGGAAATTATTTTCCCGAAATTTTTAGACAATAACCCTCACTTTAATGTTTTACCTTTGACATCATGTTCTTTGTTCGGTGTACACGAGGCCATATCTTCTGGAGCTGCAGCGCAGACCACTCAGAATGACACAACTTGGGGTTCTCCAGATAGCGCCTCAATACAAGTGTACGCTGTAAAAAAAGATAACCTCACACCACATGTTTATTTCAGAGCGACGTCAAGTTATTTTGGCATAGACCTTACTTCACCTTTGTTTTCTGATGTTTACGACAATCAAAAATGGAATTTAGCAGTGAGAGTAAAGCCCGGAGCGTACCCATGGGCTAGTGGAGTAAGTGGAAGTGGCGACCATGGTCAAACTAGGAGCGTGGCCACATCTGGTTCGATTGAATTTTATGGAGTCCACGCTGATCATACTCATATTTATAATGAATTTGAAGTAAGTTCTTCATATATTCTTAGTAAATATCATGATTGGGTAGATGCGCCAAAAAGATTTTATATTGGAGCCCATAGAACAAATTTCACGGGTGCCGTAGACGTCAAGTCTAATGTGAAAATTGGCTCATTTAGATATTGGTTGCACAATCTTTCAAACGATGCTATCAAAGCTCACGCTAAAGATCCGGACAATTACGGTACGGAACACCCACTTAGAAGTGCTTACTTATTTCAGAATGCAAATAATCAGATGTTTGGGAAAAATATCCCAGAAACAAGAACTCTTGCGATCCATTGGGATTTTTCAAAATTAACCGGATCGGATTCAAGTGGAGAATTTATTGTTGAAGATCGATCATCGGGCTCTGCAACCGTTGCAGAATTAGGCGTAGCAGGATCATTCGGATTTCTTTCCAATTATATAGAAAGACATCACCCTGGAAAAGGCGAATTCTTCTTAGCCAGTACAACTGCGTCGCTTGACACGCATTATGTCGCTTCCGCAAAACAATTACCTATAGAAACCATTGCTAGTTCTGATATGGTAGAAATCCGGGATCAAGACGATGTTAACTTTACATATGAGTCGCGACCAATAAACTATTATATGTCAATAGAGAAGAGTCCTTATGCTACAGTTTCGGAAGAAATGTTAAATATTTTTGCTTCAATTAAAGACTTTCACAATCTTATTGGCGAACCAGTTCACAAATACCGCCAATCATACAAAGCAATAGATAAGTTAAGAGGAATATTCTTCGAGAAAGTTAGCAATACGCCAGACTTAGAGAAATATGTAGATTATTACAAGTGGATTGACGGCGCGCTTACGGACATGATCCAACAAATCTTCCCACTTTCAGCGGACGTTTCACCTTCTATAAGGACAGTTATTGAAAGTCACGTCTTGGAAAGAAATAAATATGTGCATAAGTTTCCAACATTAGATAACCATGGCGATATTTCTGCTCAAGGAATTAAGGGATATGGTGAACAAAAATATTCTTGGTCGAACGGTCATCCTCCGCTTGGCCTCAGTCAAGACGAAAATCCATTTTGGTGGAAAGAGAGAGCCCAAGCCGGCGAGCCCGGGCTCGGGGCACATAGTTCTTCCACAGAACACCAAAACACGCAAAGAGATACGTTTAAACGAATTTATACGACAAGAGTCTCTGGCAATGACTATGAAAAAAGAAATTTCACCAAGCTTTACGCTTTAGAATATAAACAGTCCGATAGGGGATACGACTATACTGCAAAATATAATTGTTATTCTAAAACAGCCTTAGAGCCATTTCAGTCAAATCTTCTTGAAATCTCAGCAAGCAATTTTGTATCGGGTAACTATTTCGATAGAAAGCAGAAAACCATCAATGATGCGCCTTTTGAGCAACGCCGCCCGCAAGACGCCGGATACGAAGGGTTACAAACTGGAAAAAGAAAGACAAGGTTTGCTGTAAGAAACAAAAATGACACTTCAGATTACGGACATATAATTGATGGCGATATAGCAGTTCCGTTCAACTTACATTCTAGTAGTCGTGGTTTAGAAATTACAGATCTCCATAATGATATTCCTTTAAAAACAACGTATGGCGCTACCCTACAGGGGCCATTCACAGAAAAATATGTTGGCGGAGTACAATATAGACATGTCGACTTGAATATAGTTGGCGGAGCTAATGCGAGAATTTTAGATGGAGATGATTCGAAATCTACCTCCGCTAGACTCGCCCGTCCAGAAGGCTTCCGGCTTCGAATCCTTGATGAAGCCGAGAAAATAACTGGTTCTTTTATTGGCACATCAGACACTCCGTTCACTGGAACAGTCGAAGTTATACCTGCGGATCATAATTATACGAATGCTCTTACTCCAATCTTGCCGCGAGGAACTAGGTGGAGAGGAGCGAAACGTCCAGTAAATATTGCTAATGTTTTGTATGCTACAAGCTCTTGGAAAAACTCCGCGAGCTATAATGCTGAAGTTACAAAAATTGGAAATTATCAAAGAAATTACCAAGTTCTACAAACATCTGGTAGACATGTAAATAATTTATGGTGGCGGACTGTAACCTCCGGAGCTGGTCCGGAACCCGAATTACCATGTGATCCTGGCTTCCCCGGAGCCGTTTTAGGCATGGTTGGAGGGATTAAAGAACGCAATCTTAGAGACAGATCATCATACGCTTTCAATCGTGGAGACGCCGGCCTCGCAGCAGACGGCACGACCCTATCCGAATACGCTCATATCAAAGAAGATACGAGAACTAAATCAGTTATAGCCGAACATTTTTCTGCTCCCGGAGGAGCCGAAGTTATGTCGAGAGGCGCTTTAGATCATTCAGCTGAAGAGTTTGCAGTCTACAATGCTTTGCCATGGAGAAACATGTCTGTAAGAGCACCTCTCGATGAATTTTATAGACAACATAGTGAGAAATTTGGTCTTCGAAGCGCTTCTTTAGACAACGCCACGCTTGAACCATGGTTTTCTGTATTAGCGGACGGAACACAAGGGAAAGCTCTTCCTACAAGTTCGCTTGCAATAAGTTATGATCTTATCACGGGCTCTTATCATAAAGTTAATAGAAACCCCCGCCGTATGATTAGATATCATGAAGAAGCCTCTGGTTCGACAGCGACACTTGCAGTATCTTATCCAATTGATTCTTCATCGGTTCTTTACGATAACTGGTTTTTGCAACACCCAATTCCGCAAAGTGATTTACAGTACGCTTGGATCACGGCTTCTGCCGTTGCAGTTACGATATCTGGAAACAACGGAGAAACTACATTTAGGATGGCGCATGTGTTAGGCAATCAGCCTACACAATCTTGCTTGGGAGGAACTTTTGTGCCATATGGTTATCAACAGCCAAACTGGTCAAATGCAGGCGGGGCTTCAACTGAAATTATATTTACAAGCGCCAGTCATCAGCGAGCTTACAAATCAGGTGATGTGCCAGGAAATGCGTCGCAGCATATAATTTTTGGCATAGATTATGATTTCAAACATTATTTTCCAATAGATTTTGTTGGAATGAACACAATTGTTGCCGAACACATTACTTCGTCAACGAATCAACTTGGTTTCCCAATTCTTAATACCCCGGGAAATTTATATTCTGCTTCATCGGGTTATATTAGAGCGGAACATACAGTTGGCGCCGCCGGCGCACCCAAGGCTCTAAATGCCATCCTTCTGAACAGGGGAGGGGTATTCGGATATCCGACATGGAAACAAATTAGAACTGGCGATCATCCAGTTGCGCGATATCATAAAAAACAAAATATCCTATCCATTACCTGGGGAAGACAGGACGAACTAAGAGAGCGCACAAAGAGAGGATTTAAAACTCATCACGCCGGCGAGAAAACCGCCATCCCAAACGTCTTAAATGCTTCACCAGGAGCGGAAGACGCAACGAGAGATCAAGTTATGAGATATGCAGAGCGTAATCAAAATCCCTCTCATTATCAAATGTCTCCCGTAACGAGTAAATATAAGCCACTTACGCATGTTGTCTCGCCCACATCCGCCGAAGCCTCCGAAGGTGGAGGACTTGGTGTAACTGGCCCATTTGGAAGAAGGGTGATTTTAAGACATACGTTTGGAAACCAATCTTCTTATTTCCCTATCAGCGGTGGATTATTGGATGCAAAGTTGGGTCTTGCAGCGAACAAAGATCAACAAATGTATGACGAAATTACAGAAGAAATTGAATTTGGAGCTTTAAAATTTCGTAATTTGAGTTATAGAGAGATAGTCTATCCGCGAGAGGAAAACACTTTCATGGGTATTACTCGAGGTAGAACAAACTATTCAGAATCTGCAGGGACGGGCCCTGAAGGAATGGATAGAAGAGCAGATCTGATTAGATCATTCTGGAGAGATAGAGTTCCAAACAGACTTAGGTCTGATGGACAAGCACTTAATTCTATGGGTTATGTAATTTCTACTGGACTAACTCACCACACGCAGTCTTTGCCTTTCAATGGGGCTCTGGCCACCGTAAAAATAATAGTTGCTGACGGCGATGCGGACAGCGGTATGTCTGAGAAAGAACATATTACAATTACTGACGCACTTGGTACAACAAAGAGATATGTTATCACTGACGCGGAGGAAGATGGAGCAACAGCTACTGGCACTGTTTTGAGTGATTCTGCCAATACAGATACCGGTGTAGGTACCGCCGGCGCCAACGAGGACGGCGGTGTAGCAGTGAGTGTTGACTTAACTGGTACTGAAATCAAGCAACGCGCATATTTGGTAGCACTTAAAGCCGCAATAGAACACGCAAATGGCCATAATGGAACGATAACAGTATCCTCAGTCCCCGTGGAAGCTGATGGGGCTCAGTTTATCACCTTAACGCAGGGGTTTGCGGGAACTGCAGGCAATACTGCTATTACTAATGATATTTCTCAGGTCACTGTTGCCGGCGTCTCTCCGACGACCGCTAATCAATTTACCGCCGGAACAGATCATGTTGCAACATATCGTAACCTTAAGCATGCTGCCTTAAGTATGTGGCCCTTGGACGGCGGACTTGATGGATTCTCCCGGACCCATGGAGAACACGACGGACGAAATCAAATAAATCTTGTTGGCGAACTTTGGGGCAGCACAAAAATTCAAATGACTGCTTCTAGTGCAACCAATTACGGTACCAACGACCATTTGACTGCATCTCAACAATATATGTATCATCAATCTTATGGGGCAAAATATATCACACATGCGAATACATACGTTGGTTCAGATGGTGCTATAGCCATTCTCCCGGGCGCACAATATGCCAATGGTTTGCCCACCACTAATGCCCGAGGCTTTTATCATTTCTTGCCACAATACAGCGCAAGTGCCCAGATGGGCAAAGGGCCATGGTATGATTCATATGAAGAGTATTCTGATGACATCAGGCCCATGGGTAAAGATTATTCTATTGTTCCAGAATTTAGAATCTCTGATCATATGGAATATTATTTAGACAATGGATTTTTGGCAAAAAATAACAAATTCTTATCTTTGGATGGCGCGATACATTCTCAAAGTGCAACTGGAGAAACCGATATTCCAAATAAGGGTTTTTATAAAATTTATTCGCATTCTGATTTTCTTAAAAATGTAGATATCATAAAAGAAGATTATTTGCAAGAGGGTGGAATTGGAGGTACGCTGACAAGAACCTCTAAAATTACACTTAGATGTAAAGGCATCAAAAAACTTCTTCCATATAACGGTTTTTACCCTGTAAATAGATGCTTACAACTCGGTTCCATCTTTTCAGAATCATTTGGACCTCACTTAACATCAGCTCTTGGCGGATGGACACACGGCATGCCTCAAGCTGTACAAACTCAAACATTAATCGAGCCATTTTTCGCTCCTGGAATTATGTATAACACAATTAAATCAGGAATTGCTGTTGATTGGCCAATGTTTACCGGTTCAGTTCATGTTTCATCTTCCGCTGATACAAAATTCTCTGGATCTGGATTTCTTTCAACCGCTTCTTATGGTGTCCGAATTGGAATCTCAGACTCCGACGATGATAATTACGCCGAGTGCTTTCATGGGATCCCTGCAGATGATGTTCACCCCTCCACTGGCTCATTTCATAATTATCGCCTACCTTTTGAAGCTTTGTTACAACCAGAAATTTATCTTCCGGGACACAAACATCCGGAAACTCTTGGTGGGTCACAAGACACAACTAATCAAGGAATATTAAGCGCTTCAAAGATTGTAATGCCGACTGATCACTGGATGGGTCAACAGGCTTCTTATCAAAATCCACACTTTCATACAATTTGGAAAAAAGAACATGATATAAAATATAATTTGGCGATGCACAATTTCTTGGCTGAAGTTCCAAAATTCTTCCTCAAAGACGAGAGACTTACAACTTTTGCTTCTAAGAAGGGTCCATTTTTGATGACATCTGGTACAACATATGTTATGGATGTCGTATTGAACAAGACGCCAGATATGATTATGTTTGAAGGTCCTTATGCTAAATTTCATCAAAATACCAACGCCGACTATCCTACTGTATGGTCAGGTAGCGCTAGAGGAATACATTATGGACAGGCATGCCAATGGACTGCAGCAGGCGCCCACCACGAGACTCATAACACGTGGGATAATATGCAAGATCCCGCATATGCCCCCTACACTCCTCCTTATTTTTACGGAGAATCAGTGGCCCGTGTCACATTTACGCCGCATAAAAATAGAGATATGATACCAGATCAGCTAGGTCCAGAGATGTTTTCTATTAAAGAAATTGTTCGCGGCGCCACAATTGAAACAATTTATGAACCAAATCGCAGCGCCAGTTATGCTAATGCTACGGTTTTGAATGATAATGTTGCAAGAGTTCCTGGAGAATTTGAGTTAGCGGGCGTAAGTAAAATGCAGGTTAACTCATCAATTAATTTATTTGGAAGAACCAGAACTAAAGAGATAACCTATTCTGATACTCAGCAACCAACCTCGTTTGCAGATTCATCTGATGAGTCGAATGATATTTGGGTTATTAGTCCAAAGTTTGAAACACCACATTTGAATTTTTCGTCAGCTGCTCCGCCATACTACACACGTGGAATGTGGATGCAATCTGGTACACTCCCTGCTAGAAATTCTGGTATATATTTGTCTTTAAGAGATGTCGATCCTCCGCCAACTATCGCCTCAGTGGGTGGTTTGTTAGAAAGAAGCAAGATAATTTCGCCCATGGCAGGCCGAAATTATCGATTTGGTAGAGTGATCACATCCCGCACTCAA